TGTCGAAGTTTAGACTTAATCTGTTAAAAATTCCCATTATATAATCCTTATGGCATGATTACTAGCGGTCCACTTGTTGGACTGCCTAAGTTACCAATGTGTGCATGTGAGTCGTAGATTTGACGAATTAGTGGTGCACCACCTTCTGGATCCATCAATACACCACCAAAAACAACTGAAGTGCCGATAACTGCTGGTGCAGTCACAAGAACTGTTGCGGTGACTGTTCCTGGTACAGTAGGACCTGGAATTCCAACGTTTACACCACCCAATGTAGAGATACCTGCAACTGGATTGGTAGAACCAGGTACACCTGCGTGAATACCGCAACCAGCTGTCAAGTTTGTGTCTGAATATATATCGTCTGCCAAAACTTGTCCATGGACAGTCAAATCTGTGTCCAAAACGAGTCTGTCACCTGCTTGAATGTTCATTGCTGATGTTGTACCTGCTGCGGTGAAGTTTAAGTCACCAGATGCACTCAAGTTATAGTCACCTTTGACCAACAGATTGAAATCCTTTTCAACGATAGTGTTTTGGTTACCTTGAATGTTTGTAATTGCATCACCTTGAACGGTAACTTCAGCATTACCTTGAATCATAATGTTGCACTTACCTTTGATAATTACATTATCATCTTGTGCAACGATACGATAACCTGGACCCTCGATGCGATGCACTTCTGTGCCATCTGGATGCCACTCAAAGAATGTTCCTGAACGGTGTTGCATACGAACACGTTCTGCACCTGGTGTGTCATCCCATTCTTGGAAGTGACCAGATTCTGTTTGTGTTACATTGTTATAAGGATACTCTGCTGCATAGGGTGATGGCGGTTCTTGAATTTGTGCCATTATGGTTTACCTCCAAATTGTGCAGATGCGTTTGCAAATCCTGCTGATGTAAATACTGCGGTAGTTGCTGCAGCTTGTGCTTGGGTGTTACCTGATTGAATAGTTGTAGGGACAGTTAATGAAATAGCCGCTGCTGTACTTGTTGCTGCTAGTGCGGTCGTTGCTGCTGTAAATTGTTGAATACTCGAAGTTACACTACTGATTGAACTGTTCAAGTCACTGACTTCTGCATCGGTTGGAGATGTTCCACTTTCGGTGAAAGCACTTTGATAACCTGCAACCAATTGCTTCTTCAACGTTGAAATACAGTCTACAAAATACTTCAATAGAACTGCGGGTAAAGAAAGAATGTATGACAATAACTGTTTCAGTGCATTAACGTATGCAATGAACTGTTGCACATATGTGGTAATCTTTTTGATAAACTTGGTAATGTCACTTACATACTGTGCCAGTTTTTTCAGTTTGTTTGATAGTGAACTGGAAGACGGACTAACACCTAAAGCTTCCAATGCTGCTTTTACCGCAGTACGAATACCTTGAATGACTTGGCCTGCAAAGGCACCCACTTGATAAACTCCTGCACCAACATAGGTACTTGAGTCACAAGCATGAGAAACTGTTTGATTGGACTTGAATATAGCTGTCTGTGCAACATTACCGTTACCTGAAGAAGCAATAGGTGTATTACTTGGAGAGTTCTTCTCTGGATTTTCCGCAGCATTAGGTGACTGTGCATTTGCATTAGTCGCAGCCAACTTAATAGGTGAAGTTTGATCTTCTGATGCAGTTGCACTTAGTGCTTGAGCTAATTGATCGTTTGATGTTGTCATGTTGGTATCGCAGGTAAAATGCCCATCATAATTGGAAACTGTCCTGATTCTCCGTCCATGAAGAATCCAACAACCCAATCTCCTAGTTTAGGTTTACTAAATGTATTTGGACTATTGATAGGTAACATTGGATGTGCCCACGGCAAATCTTCAGTAGGTAATGCATTTGTGTCATCGGTGTGCCATCCGTGAATACGAACCTGACAACGACCAATGCCTAATGGGTCTAATCGACCTTCAACTGTACCAACCCACCAAATAAATCCATTCAATCCTATAAAGTTGTTTCTTTCCATTATATTTGAACTCCATTCACTAAGTCTTTCATGGTAGTATTGTTGTTATCAAAACTTGCAATACCACCAGTATGACTTTCTTTACACAACTCCAAAACTGTTATGTATGAATTGTTTTTAATAATATGTCTTACAGCCGTTACTAGGTATTTACCTGAATACAAAGGATCAACTGTTCTCTGTGCGTTTTGTTGACCTTGTGAGTATACTGATGGTTCGATTTTGTATGTACTGAAATTAACCACCTTACCAACAGCAATGTTGGGATCACCAGGAATATTAAACTTGATTCTTGTGTAGTTTGCCAGAGACATTCTACCCACACGATTGGGTAGATACTTTTCAATCATAATGTCGTTGGCAACAGCATCTATTGCACCTTTAGATATTACACCTTCTGCTTTTTTGTCGTTTGCGTTGCCAACTGCCATTCTCAAACAACCAACTTCTAAACCTGGTATTGTTTTTGGTGCAATATCAAACATAGAAGCACCTAATCTATTTTGATAACTGTTTATCAATCCTTTAGGATTCAATGTACTTGGATTTGAATCCAAGAATTGTGAATAGTTGAAAATACCTGTTGTAACATCTTTTTTTCTTTGTAACACATTTAATGTTACAACTTTGTTAGACCATGTTCCGTTTGTTGCGCCAGCCAAAGTATCAAAGAAGTTTAATACTTCAAAATCTGTGGCGTTGTTAACCTTTTGGTTCATGTCATCTGAAACATTCTTAGGATCAAACTTGTAACTTGCGTAAGGTGTTGATTGGTATAATGTTGATAATGAAACAAAAGAATAACCATAACTATTCTCAAAGAAAACAAAATCTCCATCACCATTTTGTGAAATTGAGTATGTTGCCAACCAATTCATTGTCTCAAATAACTTTTTATTTGGTAAAATGAAGTCATAAACACCCATAGTTCTTTCAATTTTGTATGGTTTCTGTACTTTCAAGTAATCGATCATAATACGATTTACTATGTCAGAGATTTGTGTGCCTTTGAATGACTTGGAGATTCTGTATTGTTCTGATAAGAAAAATTCTTCCGAACAAAAATGCATGGAGAAAACTTCGTAACTGTTGTTGTCACCAATTACACGATCACCAACTTTGTATATTCTAAAATTTCTGGAATAGAAGTTTGTGTCTGTGTTTGTTTTTTGCAGTTGAATCTGTATAAACTCGGTACCATTTAAACCAAAAGCCGAGATTAAACCCATTGCATCTTGTAGTACAATTTCACCAGATACTGTTGAACCATATATGTCTTCAAACAAGTTCAGTTCAATCAAAAAAGGTTGCAAAGCAATACCACCAGGTTGAAGTGATGTTATTAACTTTAGAGACTTTAAGTTGTAGTCCGTTGGATAACGGAGAGTTGTGGTTCCCGTATACAGATTGTCAGCCATATTATATGTTTACCAATTGTTCAAACTGTTGTTCGAGTTGAGTTGCAAATCTTGAATTGATGATATTGATGTTTCTTTTTGATTCGTTGACACCAAGTTCATAATCGTAAATTGAAATTGCAGTTGTAGATATTGTGTATGTCAATGAACTGCCATCAGGAAAAGATTGTGTTTGTGTAAATGGTTGAATTGATGCATATGTATCGTAATCAACTTCTACGTTTTTCATAGCTGTTGTTCCTGTTGTTCCATCAACAGTAGTTGTAATCTTTTCGTAGTGGTGAATTGTTTGTTGTGTGTACGATAACACATTACCAACACCACCTGCATTTGCAGAGTACTTGTCATTCAAGAAAGAGATGAACTGTTTAGAGTCCAATGGCCAATCCCATTGTGGATCCATGATGTTTTGATTACCGTACAGAACCATCCAGTAACGATATGAATCTCCGTAGTATTTGTCTGCAACAATTTCTGGTGTGTCACCTTCTTGTATTGAGTATTTGTAAAACACAAGAGGATTGGTGGCCAATTGTTGAACTAAAGAAGTTCTAATTAACAAATTTTTGTATGTCTGTACATCATTACCGTTGGGTATATTGATGTTTGGTAAGGTATCGAAGTATTTCATTTATAATCCTTACGGTGTAGAAATGTCCATGTCATTGACTGGTTGATTCTGTAACTGTCTGCTGTTGTAATTGTCCGCAACAGAAGAACCATTGAAGTACTGTTTGGTGAGCATTTGAGTTTCTTTAAATTGTAAGGTCAAATGTGTTTGTACAGGGTAACCGTCATTGTATGTTGCCCATCCGTTTGGTGTGTAATCGATAGAGACATTCTCCAATACACAATCACCAACAGTAAAGGTTTTTGCAGGATTACCGTTTGTAATGTCTGGTGTACTTGACAAGAATCCCAAACCACTATTTGTTAGAGCGGAAGATATGATATTAGAAATATTACCAATCACTCCATTTTGACCTAAGAACTTAAATTGTACGGAGAACAATTGTGGTGGTGTCAAGAACTGACCTGAGTTACCTTCTTGTCCACCTGCAAGTCCTGGTAGTGAGTAGAATGTTAGAGAATCGCAAATATTTTTGATTGTCTTGGCTTCTGCTGAAGATTTTGGTGTCATAATGAATTCCAATTGGAATGTGCGTAGATCGACACCACGATACAACAATTGAACTTGTGGATTTGATACTTGACCAAACGCTTGATTAGCTACATCACCAAGAACTTCACTTCCACTTAAATGAGATACAGCACCTCCAATTAAAGCAGATTTGGCATAAGGTGTTACAGATTGTAACCACTCTTTTTGGTTAACTTGGTCGGAGATTGATTGACCAATAAAACCGCCTCGTCCAAGTTCTTGTGTCATAGATACTTCACTATAACTTGAATTATACTGAACACTTAGACTATCTGGCATAAACATAGAAACGGTCGTTAGTGGATTTCCTTTTTTGATTCTTTGATAAGTTGGTGCAAGAAAAAAATCACCAACAGTTTTTGATGAGGCGACAGCTCCACGAACAAAGTTGTAAAGAGCATTGCCTGCGGAACTTGCAGCTCCAGATACATCCGCTTGTGCTGCTTGTTGTACCGCTGAGACGGCAGAATTATATGTTTGCGTTAGTGCATTAACTGCTTGTGTACCTTGTTGTTCCAGTTGTGTGGTGTAATCATATGCTTGAATGACAACTGCGTGTCCCATAGCAGGATTTGAACCTAAATCAGAGGGATAGGTCAAATTTTGAACTCCACCAGAAGGAGTTAGTAGTGATGCTAGTGGACTAAGTACGGAGTTAAGACTGGCGCCGCCCACGCTAGTTGGAATTACGGTGAAACCCATTATTTTTCTCGTTTTCGTGATATATACTATTTATGGCATACAAAGGCAAGTTTACCCCTAAGAACCCCGCAAAGTACGTGGGTGATAGTACAAACATTATTTATCGCTCCAGTTGGGAGGCAAGATTGATGGATTGGTTCGACCGTAACCCAGATATAATTTCGTGGGCATCGGAAGAACTGATTATACCTTACCGTTCACCAGTTGATGGTAAGTTTCATCGTTATTTCCCTGACTTCCTTGTGAAAATGAGAACATCCAAGGGTATGAAAACAATTCTAATCGAAGTAAAACCCAAATACCAGACGGTTCCACCAGTACAACCATCAAGAAAAACCAAGAAGTTTATCAATGAAGTTATGACTTATGGTGTCAATACAGCGAAATGGAAAGCTGCAAATGAGTACTGTCTTGACCGTGGTTGGGAGTTCCAAATCATAACGGAAGATCACCTAGGACTGTGATAAATATTGTATGGCATCAAAATTAACATCACTCACTCAACAATTGTCCGCTTCTCAACTACAACAGAGAAGTGGTGAATCAGCTAAATGGTTGCTTCAGAAGATTGCTGAGATTCGTAATCCTTCACAAATTGCTCGTGGAATCAAGGCTGAGAAAGATCGTCAGGTTATCAACCGTTTTATGAAGGGTTGTTTGTATTGTTTCTATTACGATGCCAAAACAAAAGAAACTTTACCATACTGGGACAAGTTCCCGTTGGTTTTGGTACTGGAAAAATATCCTGATGGATTCCTAGGTTTGAACCTTCATTACCTACCAATCCGTCAACGTGCGGCTTTGATGGACAAACTCATGGGTTTTGCCGTGATGCGTGAAGACGACATTATGAAGATGCGTGTTACTTACGATATCCTGGCGTCAACCAGACGTTACCGTGAGTTTCAACCTTGCTTGAAGAAGTACTTGTATAGTCATTTGAAGTCGAAAATACTTGCCGTCCAACCAAATGAGTGGGAAGTGGCAACCTTTTTACCTATGCAACAATTCAAAGGCGCAAAACCAAAACAAGTCTGGCAAGAATCACTAGATCAAATAAAGGCAAACAATGGCAGGGACGATTAACGATTTCATCGGTAGTTTTAGTACCGATTTAGCAAGACCAGCAAGGTTCGATGTAACCATTCCTATTCCTTTATCTCTCTCTTTCTACATTACGACAGGGAGAAGTTTGGCGTTCCGTTGTGAAGGAGCTCAACTACCTGGTAGAACAATAGAAACTACCACCAAAAAGATGGGTTCTGCGCCAGTTGAAAAGTTTCCGTATCAGAGTAACTACAATGAAGTGACATTGGATTTTATCGTATCTGATGATATGAACGAAAGAATCTTCTTTGATGCATGGATGGAATTGATCAATCCAACAACCGATTTCAATTTCCAATACAAAAATAACTATGCGGTTGACTTGTCGATCAATCAATATGATCTGGCAAACCAACTGACATATTCTTCCGTTTTGGTTGAAGCTTTCCCGATTGACGTTTCTGGTATGGACGTCAACTGGTCTTCTGTCGATCAACAACACAAATTGTCTGTTGTCTTTGCTTACAAACAATGGCAAAACAACAAAGTTTCTGCAATTGCACAGCAACTCAAAGCTGCTGCGCTTACTGGAATCGTTAATAATATTACTGACTGATTGGAGTTATTATGCTACCTAAGATTGATTCACCGATTTATGAGGTGTTTCTGCCTTTGTCAAAGAAGGCAATCAAGTTTAGACCGTTCTTGGTGAAAGAACAAAAAAACTTGTTGATGGCAATGGAATCGGAAGATTCTGATACCATCGAACGAAATGTGCGTCAAGTTTTGACCAACTGTACCGTTACAGAAGGCATCAACATTGACAAGTTACCTGTCGTTGACATTGAATACTACTTTTTACACCTACGTGCAAGATCAGTAGGTGAAGTTGTTGAAGGTGAATATGTGTGTAACAACCAAGTGAACGGTGCAAAATGTGGTGGCAAAATGCAATCATCATTCAACCTATTGGATATTTCTGTGGACATTGATCCAAACAGAAAAGACACAATTCAACTGACAGATACCATTACTATCAAGATGAAGTATCCAGAGTTCTCCTTAGTTGAGAAACTGAAAGACAAAGAATCGGCTGTTGATGTTGCATTTGAGATTATCGTTGATAGTGTCGAATCTATTTTTGATGGTGAACAGTATTACTATGCAGAAGAAACACCAAGAGAAGAAATGGTTCAATTCTTGGAGTCTTTGAATCAAAATCAATTTGGTAAACTGGAAGAATTTTTTAACAATCTACCTACACTAAACAAGAACGTCCAAATGAAATGCCCTAAATGTGGTTTTGAACACAACATTGAGATGCAAGGACTTCAAAGTTTTTTCGGGTAATTTTTTGTCATGACAATCTGAAGAACTACTATAAGACTAACTTTAGCTTGATACAACACCACAAGTATAGTCTTACAGAGTTGGAAAATATGTTGCCCTGGGAAAGGGACATTTACGTTGGTATGTTGATAAACTATATTGAAGAAGAAAATCAGAAAATAAAAGAACAACAGGCTTCAAGAAGACGATAAATGGACCAAAGAACATTTGATGAACTACTAAAAGATGGCGACATAGACTTGATCCTGATGGACGGGGGTAAAAACCTGACTCAGGACCAAATGACTCGTGTGAAAGAAATAGCAAAACAACAATCCAGAGAGAGATTGTTGGAAATGGCACAACAACTGGCAAGAACAGAAGGTTATGAAGACTTTGTGAAGTTGCCACTTGTTTCATCCATAATGTCAGGTAAGAAAAAACCTGCACAATCCACACTAGAACAAAAACCAAAACAAGACAAACTAAAGAAACAGGCAAAAGACCCAAACAGAACTAACATTTCTGAGGGTGTAATCAAGCCATTGGCGGTTAAAGACTCTTTGGCTGACATATTTGGTAAAATGTACAACTTCATGGAAATGAAAAGAGACATTGATTTGAAGAAGTTTGTTGAAGATCAAAAATACCAAAAACAACTAGAAGAAATCAAAGAAAACAGAAATGTAGAATTGATCAAGTTGTTTGCTGGCAAGAAACCAAAGAAGAAGAAAAAGAAAAAAGAAGAGTCCAAGAAAGAAGAACCAGCAAAGGCTGAAGAAAAACCTGAGGCACCAAAGAAGACAAGCGAAACTAAACCAGCTCAAACTAAACCGACTGAAACTAAACCAGCTCAAACTAAACCGGCAGAAACAACAAAAGCAAAACCTGCAAAAACTGAAGTGCCTGCAAGAACGGTTGAAAGAACACCTCCGTCATTGCCTGAAACACCACCTGCAACTGCAATAAAACCACCACCAGTATCTACTGTGTCATCAACTGCCACTAAAGTTGCTGTTGGTACTGCAGCAACAGTTGCTGCAGCATCTTCACAAGCAGGTTTATTACCTATATTGAATAAAGCGGAAAGTTCAAGTTATGATCAATTAGTTTTTCCTTATAAAGGAAGAAATGCACCATCAACTGCACCCTTAACTACTATGACTGTTGCAGAAGTTATTGCATATCAAGAACAAATGGATAAAAGTAAAAATTATCCAAGTAATGCTGTGGGTAAATACCAGATGGTTCGTAGTACAATAAAAGAAGGTGCTGAAAAATTAAACATTAGTCTGAATCATCCGTTTGATAAAGACACACAAGATAGACTTTATCGTGAATATCTAACCGGTTCAAAAAGAAAGAACTTAGATGCTTTTTTGAGTGGAAAAAGTGATGATTTAGCTGCTGCACAATTGGACATGGCTAAAGAATTTGAGTCATTTGGTGTTCCACAAAAAGTTTGGAGAGATGAAGCTAAAAAGAAAAACGGCGAAGTGCTCTGGGATGCAAGATATGTCTTACCCGGCCAATCATATTACACTAAAACTGGTAAGATGGCAGCCGTATCGCCGGAACAATCCGCTAAGGCATTAGTTGAAGAAAGATATGTAAGAACTGGTAAAAAACCACCCGCAAATGTTTTGGCTATGTCAAATGTTACTGGAGAACAATTAGATAAACTAAGCGTTGATCTTCGAACATCAAAACAACAGGTTGCATCGGCCGGAACACAAGGTGCCGTTGTTGCTCTAAATACCACAAACGTATATCAAGGTGGAACAACAATTCAATCCGCTCAACAAGCATCCAATTCACCTGCAGCAGTCAACAAAAACCAGAAGACCTAAAAAATGGAATACAGAGCAGCCAGACGAACTAGAAAAAGAAGCCTATTGAGTCTGATAGGCGAAAACAAATTTGAACGTGGTGAAGGCCTCGGCAAATCGATTCGTCATGGCATTTCTGAAAAATTCCAAGCATCTGCAACGGGTCTGAAAGAAAAACTTGATCCGTTGAATTTGGTTAGAGGATTGGCAGGAAATAGTCCTCTTGGTGATTGGGCAACTCAAATTGCTGGTAGAGCAATGGGTCGTAAACAAAGTGACATTGAATACTTTGGTGGATTCAGTCCTTACAGTAAAAGAACTGGTCATGCAATGAAAGACCCTTTGGTCGCCACAATCAGTTCCACCGACCAATCACACATCAAGAAACAAGAAGCTATTGCTAACATCGTTGGTAAGATGTACAACATGATGTACCAGCAATTTGAAAAACAACAAGAACATGACAAAATTGCAAAAGACTTCCGCCAAGAACAAATGGATGAAGATGATCGTAGACACCAAGAGTTGATCAAAGCAATTCAAGGTGGTATGCCAACGGCGACTCCAGCGGAAGAAAAGGAAGAAAAAAAGAGTTTCTTGGATTCTATAATGGAATTCTTCAAGAAAAATCCTATATTTGATATGTTGATGCAAAAGGGTAAAGATTTATTGGGTTTCTTTAAAGGACCTATTTGGACTGCATTGATGAGTGGTCTAGGTGCTTTTGGTGAAATGATGTTACCTCTTTTGCCTGCAGCGGCTGTTGCTGCGTTTGCAGCTGCAATATTT